ACGTATTTTTCCTGCAGCACGTCGCCGGCGCTCTGGTTCAGTTCGTTCTGGGTGACGAACGGACGGGTGACGATGCTCAGTTCCGGCGGCATGTACCACTTGTCGCGCGTGATCTGGGTTTCGATCTTGGTCGGGGACGTCGACCACACGGCGGTGACGTTCTTGGTGCGGAGCGGGAAGCGCGGGACGGTGCCCTGGTCGACCGTGATCTTGGTCAGGTACTTGCGCATGAAGCCCTGACGATTGGCCGTGATGTACAGGGATTCGGCCATGCGCTCGCCCAGGACGCGATGGACCTTCGGGTCGTTCTGCGCGGCCAGCAGCAGCTCACGGTTCGCCTTGGCAGCGGCTTCGATCTTGTGGCCGACGGCGTCCGACACCAGGGTACCGCTCGACGAGGCTTCCAGGAATTGCAGTTGCTTGTTCAGCAGTTCCTGCTTGGACGACGCGTTGATCTCGCCGTTGCGGCCGATGGCGCGTTCGTTCGAGCTCGCGAAACGATACTCGGATGCCACGGTTGGGGTGCGCGCGGCCTGTACTTTGATCTTCGACATTTGTTGCTCCTTATGTTAATGCTGTCGCGTTGATTAGACTGCCGAGAATTCCAGGCCCAGGAACGTGACTTCCGAGGTCGGGACAGCGATGATCTGCGCCGGCAGGACGAAGCCGCTGCCGCTCTGGTCGGTGACTTGACCGCCGGCCGCCGATTTCACGCTGGTCGCCGCCGCCCAGTTCTTCGACGCGTCGAATTCGCTGGTGTAGATGATGCCGCGCTTGACCAGGCCGATCTGGTTGACGTAGGCGCCCGAGTAGCCGCCCGGTTGCGCGTCGCCTTGCAGGCTGCGGGCTTGCACGACCGACAGCTGGTACTTGTAGGTGACGATCACTTGGTCGCCGGCCGACAGGCCAGTGATGTTCTTGCCCGAAACGGACGGGTTCGCGACTGCGGCGCCGGTCGACACGTCGTAGACGAAGGTTTGGTTTGCCAGCGGGGCGAATTGCAGCGTGACGGTGCCGGTTGCCGGGACGGTCAGGGTTTCCTGCTTGTTGGCGAAGCCTTCCAGGAACGGAGCGGCCGACGTGCCGGCGATCGAGAAGCCTGCGAACAGTTCGGTGGCAGCGCCGGTCGACGGCATGACGCCGGCGGATTGAGCGGCGGCTGCGCGCACCAGGACGAGACCTTCAGCGTCGATCACTGCGCCCGGGGCAACGACTACCTCGGCGGAATCGACGTACTTCGAGAATGGACCGTAGATCATTTGTTTCTCCTTGATGGATGATTGTCTTACTCTGTAAAAGTGGGGATTGTGATGTCCCCTTGATGCTGCTTACAGGCTGAACAGCGGACGCGTGCCGGCCAGGATCTGGTTGGCTTCGACCGAGTACTTGCCGGACGCGGCGGCGTGTGCTTTGATGCGGGTGCCCGGGCGGGCCAGCGCGGCTTCGATGGTCTCGCCGAAGTCGGAGGTCTCGAACTCTGCTTCGTCGTCCTCGACATCCGAGTCGTCTGCACCAATCGGCACCATGTCTTCGTCCGGCTCGTCCATGACGCCCGACTGCAAGTCCATCATGTCCACGTAGCCGTCGCGAACTTCTTCCGGCATCGCTGCGATCTTGTTCGCCAGCTCGATCACCTGCTTGGCGTAGGCCGGGCCGTGTTCGTTGAAAGCGTGTGCCAGAATGCGGCCGGCGCCCTGGATACCGATGCGGCGGAACTCGCCTTCCAGATGTGCCTTGAGCGGGTTCTCGACGTCCTTGAACATCTTGCGGTTGATACCGACCGACGCGATGGCCAACGACTGCTGGAAGGCCTTCTCTTTGTCGGCGGCGACTTTGCGGACCGCGGCGGTGGTCTTGATCACTTCCTTCTGCACGCGAGCCTTGAGGACGTTCTGCTTGCCCAGGTTCACGGTGGCCAGTGCGAAGCCCATCGACTTCAGGCCTTTGCGCAGCCCTTTGTCCTTGATGGACATGGCGGTGACCTGCTGGAACTGGTCGGTCAGGTACACGTCGTTGCGTCCACTGGCGATTGCCATGCGGCCGGTCATGGAGGCGATGACGCGATTGGCTTTGATGCACAGCAGGCGGGTGCCGGCGGCGGCGAAGGCCACGCCGTCAACGTCTTCGTCCGGGGTTTCGTCCACGTCCAGGATGCTCAGATCCTCGCCGGTTGCGGCTGCTTCCGGTTCCGGTTCGTTGTTCAGATCTTCCTGCTCGACGGCCACGTCTTCTTCGTCGTCTTCCCCTTCGAGATCGGCCAGGTCGTCTTCGGCCACGTCGTCGGTCAGCGGCGGAGGTGCGTCCCAGTCAGCGTCTTCACCGTCGTTGGCTTCCAGTTGGCTGACGCCCATGTGGTTGTCCAGGACCGTGTCTGCGGCTTCTTCCAGATCCGGATTGACGTCCGGCGACATGTGCGTGTCCGTAGCGTTGACTTCACCGAAGTCGACTTCATCGTCTTCTTCGATTTCGTTCGCGTCCACGTCGAACTCGGCGTCCGGGTCTTCATCGTCGCCGTCGGCCGAGCTGCCGATATAGCCCTGGTCCGGATCCACGTCGTTCGGGATCGTGCCCACGTTCGTGGTGTCGAAGTCGACGGTCGGGCCGCCGTTGGCTTTGAGCTTGGTGCGTTTGGCCGAAGCCAGGGTCGGGTGGGAGGCGTCTTCGTTGCTGAAGTGGGTGCTGCCGGCCTGCTCGTAGTCTTCCGGATCGATCAGCGTATCGACCGACATGTTGTTTTCGACCTCGACGCCGCTGGTTTCCGCAGCGGGCGCGCTCGACTCGTTGCTGTAGTGCAACGAGTTCGAGCCCTTGGAGGCCAGTACCTTCGTGGCTTGCGCCTTGTTCAGGATTGGCATAATGTTCCCTCTATAGGTGTTGGTTGCTACAGGTGTAAAAATGCGGATCGTGAATAGGAGTGCGTCCTGAGCGCTTCATCCAGGACTGCTCAATCGGACTGGGAAGCGATCAGGCCGCGTGACTGCTCTTCCTTGTAAGTCTTTACAGCCCTGTCCACGTCCCAGTTATCGCTCGACAGATAGTGGCGAGCCAGGCGCTCGTTACAGCCGCAGCGACTGCGCATCTTCCTGACCAGCTCTACGTGGTTCAGTGGAACTTGTCGCGCGACAAGTGCAAGACGATACGCGGCAAGAACTCTCATAGTCCCTCCTATGGGTCGCTACTGGTTAGGGAACGGGGCATCCGGCGGAGTAAAGTTCGCCGTGTAACGAGCCACACCTTTGGTGACCCTCACTTCATCCATGTGCCCGGCGTAGAACGAACCTGTTATGTCGTTCCAGATGCCGAACTTCAGGGGCTGTGCCGCCGTGTACTGAATGGCGGCGGCGCTGGTCGCTGTGGCCGCAGAAGTCCCGTCCACGTACAGAGTGAAGTTGTTACCGCCCCTCACAATAGCAATGTGGTGCCAGGTTGAGTCCTTGACGGAAGCCGGACCCGTGAGCGACGGCGTGCCGTTAGTACCCACGAAGGAGGGCTTGCCTGTACCATCAACGAGCAAGATCCAATCCGCGTTGGTCGAGGGCCCACTACCCCAGCGGGCGAGAATAGCACCACCCGCTGACCCCGTACTAGTACAGTTAATCCATGCCTCGATGGTGAAGTCACCGCTACCGAAGTCGAAGGCTGTGGTATTCGTAATCTGCAAGTTGCTATTGTGGGTCGCTTGAAATGCTGCGCTGGCCGTACCGAACTTTTTGATACTCGTATCGGTGGTTACTTGGTTAGAACCTACGGCGTTGCCCTTCACGTCAGTGAAGGTAGTGCCACCGTTCGTGCCGTCCATGTGCATGAGCAGCGAAACGTTGGCGAAGTTGGGGTCTGTCGCTCCTTGCACTTTGTTGGCCGCGAGACCCTTGCTTGCGAAGTTGAGCATAGCCTGCTCCTAGTTATTGATCTCAGCCGTAGTAAGCGACCGACACCAGATGGTTGAGACGGTCGGCCAGGTTGTAGGCCTCATTCCAGGTCAGCGGCGTCTTCTTGCCGCCGATCTCGATGAACAGGCTCGGCACGTCCGTCTGCAGGTTTCCACCGTCGCCCAATTCATCCTCGTCCAGGAAGTTGACGCTGATGGTGCCCGCCTTCTTGGTCTTGATGGTTGCGCCGTCGCCTTGAGCCTTCCAGATCTTCTTGAAGCCGTCGTCGTACTTGAAGACACCTTCGGCCGCGGCCGTCACTTTGGAGGCCAGTCTTGCGGCTGCTTGTATTTGCATGGTCATGGTATTTCCTTTCAGTCGTCTTCGTCCGGGGACAGGATATCGATACGCTTTTCCAGAGCGGCGATTTTCTTCTTTGCGGCCGGCGTCAGTTCGGTGGTTCGGCCGGAGTTCCAGGCCTTCATGCCTCCGACCACGTTACGATAGTCCCTCTGGATCTTGTCGATCAGTTCGTAGCACTCGTCTGCCGTCTTGATTTCATTGACCTTGATGTCCGCTACCCGAGTGTATGTGGCGGCCGTTACTCGCAGACGAGCAGCAGCGTTGATTTGGATTGTCATGTTCAGTCCCTTGTGTGGATGACGTCCGACAGTGCGGTGGTCCAGGCCGGCGACTCCACCAGCGAGGTTTCGATTGGTTGGATA